AACACCTGCATTTGACAATCAAGGCAACCTATTAGGCATAGAGAATTTTATTGTGGCAGTAGTAACTAAACTAGCGGCATCAACCCTGGTTTACAACATATCAAGTGTCTCCGCTCCAGCTATAACCAATGCAGCTAGTGGAGATTTATTAACCGCAGAGATCACACTATCAATCCTAACGAGCTGGAGTTAAAATGAGCACACACGAAGAAGACTTAGCCTTCTTGAAGAAGACAGGCCAAATAGCAAGCGCACCAAAACCAACTGCACAAACTAAGAAAGACGAGGAATAACAATGGCAATCTATTTAAATAATAACGTAGGTGTTAAGTTGGCTACCAATGCGGCACCAACCACACCTTCAATCGACATTAGCTCATACGTAACTAATGCCGTAATTAACCAGATCGTAGATGAGTTAGAAGTAACTGCTATGGGCGATACTGCTCATAAGTTTGTTGCAGGTCTACAATCAGCAACATTCACTATTGACTTTATCAATGACTGGGCAGCTAGTCAGGTAAACGAGACATTAAGCGCAGCATTTGGCAAGACCCTAGCAGTATCAGTAATCACTGTTAAAGGCACTGCCGTAGGAGCCACAAACCCTACTTATCAGTTCTCAGTTCTAGTAAATAATCTGACCCCAATCGGTCAAGGTGGCGTGGCTGAAATTGCTACCTCATCTATCACATTTACAGTAAACTCCGCAGTAACAGTGTCCCCATCTGTACCATTCTAACTAAGGAGCAATAATGGCAAAGTTAAAGATTACGAGGGCTAATGGCGAAGTTTCAGAGCACAAAATTACGCCAGGAATTGAATACAACTTTGAACAGAAATATGGTGCTGGTATCAGCAAGATTTTAAGAGAGCACGAGCGTCAGACAGAAATATTCTACCTTGCGTATGAATGCTTACGCAGGGCTGGCGCTCAGATACCTTTGTGGGGAGTAGAGTTTATTGACAGCTTAGAAACTGTCGAGGTATTAGACGAAGAAAAAAAATAACACAGCGGGATTCAATCCTTTACAGCATCGCACAGCTAAGCGTAGAGACTGGGATACCGCCTAGAGAGTTTATTGATATGGATAGCGAAATGTATGCCGCAATCATACAAGTCCTAACCGACAGAGCTAAGGAGATTAGAAATGCCAGCAGAAGTCGTAGGCGTAGATGATGTCCTAAAAGGTTTGTCTTTTATTGATGAAGATATGTATAAGCGCATACGTTATGCAGTAACTCCAGAGATGATACAGGTTGAATCTGCAGCAAAGGCTGACGTGCCTAGCAAAGTCTTATCAGGCTGGATGAAACCTATATCATCTAAAGTTGACTATCGCCCATTTCCCAAATACGACGAAGCCAATGTACGTGGTGGCATCGGTTACAAAGAGGGAAAAAATAGATTATTTAAAAATGGCTTTCAAGTAGAAAATTATGTTTACAACATTAGCGCTGCTGGTCGTATTTATGAAACAGCAGGCAGAAAAAACCCACAAGGCAGAGCACCTATTATGAGCACAACTTTAAAAGAGTTAGGCAACATACAAGGATACGAAGGCAAGAAATCAGGCAAGAAACGATCTACCCGTGATTACAGCTCTAATAATCCTTTTGCTGGCTATCAGTTTGTTAGCGCATTAGAGCCTGTTACTTCTCAACCTAAGATAAAGGGAGTTAGATCTGGTGGCACAAAGACTAAGGGTCGACTCATATACAAAGCCTTTGCTAACCGCAGTCCTAAGATATACCAAGCAATCTTAAACGCTATAAATGCAACCGCTGTTAATTTTAACAAAGCAACAGAGATAAAAAAGGCAGCGTAATGGCCAACGTAGTAGTCTCGGCACTCGCCACTTGGAATGGCAAAGCCCTTAAAAAAGCCAAGCAAGATGTAAACGTTTTTAGCAAAGAAGTAAAAAGTTTAGGTAGGGCATTTGGCGTAACCTTTAGCGCAGCAGCTATTGTTGGTTTTAGTAAAAAAGCAATTAAAGCATTTACTGACGATCAGGCCGCAGCAAAACGTTTACAATTACAGCTGGAAAATACAGGCAACGCTTTTAGGGTAGATGAAGTTGAAGGTTATATAAAGAGTTTAGAAAAAACTAACGCCATACTTGTCGATCTAAGAGGGCCATTTCAAACATTATTAAACCTTACTGGCTCAGTTGATCTAGCTCAGCGATCACTAGAGTCTGCTTTAAACATATCGGCTGGCACAGGCGAAAATTTAAATACTGTTATATCTGCTATTGCTAGCGGCATTAGAGGTCAAACCAAAGCAATTAAAAACCTTAATACAGGTATAGATGCCAACATAATTGCTAGTGGCGATATGAACAAAATTATGGAAGCTTTAGACAAACGCTTTAGCGGCCAAGCAGCAGCTCGGTTAGATACCTATGCTGGCAAAATGGATGTATTAAAAAAGGGTGCAGACGAAGCAACTAAGGCAATCGGTACAGGTTTAGTAGATGCGCTGTCTATGCTAGGTAAAGATGACAGCATAAAAAACGCAGCAGAGCAGATGGAAAATTTTGGCACAGCTATTGGCAACGTTATTGCTGGTTTAGCTGAGTTAATTAGGAGATCAGATAAATTAATAGCAGTCAATAATGAAGGTAAGTTGGGTGACGTTTTAGCACGTTTGCAACCAGGTGGAGATGCTGCTCGACGTGCATTAGGCCTACTTAGTAATTTTGGTGCTAACGCTAGGGCTTCCGCATCACCATCTCTTAACAATGCTAACGCTAGAGAAAACAGATTACAATTAGCACAAATTAAAACAGGCACAACTTATCGCAGGTTAGAAAATGAGCAATTAAAGAAAAAAACCGATGTTGATAAATTAGCTGAGAAGTTTGATGTTGAGCGCATAGCCTTAATGAAGGCGCTAAACGAAGCTACAGATGCTGATACTAAATTGCGTATCTTATCTAAGTTAGCCATATTAGATAATAATGAGGCTTTGGCTAAAAAATACAATGCAGAATTAAACGCTAAGACAGCAGCTGATTTATTGGCCGCTGCCGCAAACAATGCTGCTGGTGCTTTAAATACTTTGCCTAATAAATACGATCAAATTTTTACCAGTTTAGTTGGTCAATTTAAATCGATGGGAATTGAAGCAGGCGCAGCAGCAGGCTTGGCTGCCTCATCTGCAAGATTACAAGCACAGGCCGATGCATTCTTAGCACAAATGGGTCAATACGCAGTGCCAGGTGGTATGCCATCTAGTGCGACTACAGCTGCCGCAGCAGCAGCAGCAACAACAGTAGTGAATACCACTGTAAACACTGGAGCAGTATTAAGTAGCGAGCAAGACTTACAACGTTACATACAAGATGCGGTGGGTAATGTCATTAAATTAGGAGATGGCATAGTACCTCGTGGATCGTTGATTCTTTTCCAATGACAGTTCCAGTAATTAACGCCACAATAAACTTCTCTACTGGGCCAAGCACTGCTCAGGCTATGCAGTTAGATATTGGCGTATTAGGCACAAACGTACTAGCAGATGCAGTAGCAGTTATTGTTGATGTGTCAGATCGTATCAACTTTATTCAGACAGCTGTAGGCCGTAATGCTTTATACGATCAATTCCAGACAGGCCAATTAACGCTACGCATAGTAGATCAGAATGGTGACTTTAACCCTACTAATCCGCTTGGGCCTTACTTTGGATTACTAACACCGATGAAAAAGGTCAGCATCGCTGCCACCTATAACAGTGTTACCTATCCTCTATTCTCAGGCTTTATTACAAGTTATGTAAACACACAACCTAAAGATGCGACAGAGGTTGCCTACACAACCATACAAGCTGTAGATGCTATGCGCCTGGCTTACAATGCACAAATCTCTACAGTCACAGGTGCTACTGCTGGCGATCTATCAGGCACACGTATTAATGAGATATTAGATGAGATCGACTGGCCAGCATCACAGCGCCAGATAGATGCAGGGCAAACTACATTACAGAATGATCCAGGCACCCCACGCACTGCTTTAGGTGCTATGCAGACTGTCGCCCAGTCAGAGTACGGCGCAATATATGTAGGCTTTGACGGATCCTTTGTATTTAAGGACAGGCTTACAGCTACAGAGACCATAGGTAATCCAGCCACAGTCTTTGCAGATGATGGCACAGGTATCGCATACGCTAACGCAGCCTGGAAACTAGATGACACCCTTATATTCAATTCAGCCCAGATAACCAGGACTGGTGGCACTGTGCAATCTGCCAGCAATCAGGCCAGTATTGACAAGTATTTTATCCATTCATATAACCAACAAGATCTGCTAATGCAGACCGATGCCGTAGCCCTAGATTACGCCAGGGCTTATGTGGCTAGCAGGGCTGAGACAACCATCCGATGCGATGCCATCGAGTTAGACCTATATACCCCTAATTACGATACAGGTGTAGTAGCAGCCTTAAACCTAGATTTCTTTGATCCGATCACAGTAATTACTACCCAGCCTGGTGGATCTAAGCTGGAGAAAACACTACAGATATTTGGCGTTCAAAACATCATCACACCTAACAGCTTTAAAGTGGTGTTTACAACGCTAGAACCTGTCATAGATGGGTTTATAATAGGCAACATAGATTATGGTGTCTTAGACCAAAACGTCTTATCTTACTAAGGAGAAATTATGCCAACCTGGCCAGGCAATACAGGTGATGTAGTCACCAGCACAATGTGGAATGGGCTTCCAGCCTTTGATGTATCAGCTGACAAAACCACAGATTACACAGCTGCAACAGGAGACCAGTATCAAAAGTTAATACCGATGAATAGTGGCTCTGCAATTAAGTTTAGATTACCAACCGATGCAACTTTTAATTTTGCAGTAGGTACAGTTATCACAGTATTAAATAAAGGCGCAGGTCTATTGACTATTGATGCAGTTACATCTGGCACTACAACAGTATTAAGTGCTGGCGCAGTAGCGGCATCACCAACAGTTGCACAATATAAATCTGCAATATGTTTAAAGACAGCCGCTAACGCTTGGTATGTTTTAGGGTCTATTGCATAATGATAGGTAATTTAATAGCTGGCCTAATAGAAAAAACAAGCCCACCACCATTTAGTGTCGATTATTTAATTGTTGCTGGTGCGGGCGGGGGCGGATCGGGATATGGAGGGGGCGGGGGAGCGGGTGGTTTTAAAGAAAGTACTTTCACTGCCAACGCATTAACTGCTTATACTCTAACTGTAGGTGCTGGCGGTGGTGTAACAATTTATAGTAATGGCACAAGTGGATCCAATTCTGTTTTTGAAACAATTACTAGCACAGGAGGGGGCGGAGGAGGATCACTTGAGGGTGGATCCTCAAATGGACTTTCTGGAGGATCGGGAGGTGGCGCAACATTTGGGGCAACTGGCGGTGCTGCATCTCCAAGTGGTCAAGGCAGTGCAGGCGGTAATGGCACTGGTGATGTTGCAGCATTAAGAACGGCAGGTTCAGGCGGCGGAGGAAAAGGTGCAGCTGGTAGTCAAGCGCCTAACAAAGATAATGGTGGTAATGGTGGAGATGGACAGGCTTCATCAATAACAGGTTCATCTGTAAATTATGCTGCTGGAGGAGGCGGAGGTATCGGGCCAAATTCAACAGGATCAGCAGGTGTTGGTGGTTCATCAAGTCTTGGCGGTAATGGTAATAAGGCAACTGTTGGTGATGGCTCTGCTGGAACAGTTAATTCAGGATCAGGTGGTGGGGGATCGGGGGCAGGTAGTGGTTATTCAACTGTTGGTGGAAATGGTGGCTCAGGTATTGTTGTACTCAAATATCCTGACACAAAAACTGCAACCTTTAGCGGTGGCGTTACACAATCAACTTCTAGTGCTGGTGGATTTAAAATATCAATCATAACTGCAGCTGGTGTATCAGACACAGTAAGTTGGGCATAATGGCACATTACGCATATTTAGATAATGACAATAAAGTCGTAGCAGTTACAGTAGGTAAAGATGAATCAGAGTTAATAGATGGTTTAGATACTGAAACTTACTACGCACAAGGTACGCCTTACATAGTTAAACGCACTAGCTATAATCGCAAGATACGTGGCAATTACGCAGGAGTAGGTTATACATACCTACCCTTAGAGGATATTTTCATGCCGCCTAAGTGTCATGCAGAAGCTGTGCTAAATGCTCAATCTGCTATATGGGAATGCACTAATACAGATCATGACGAGAAAACTTATGAAGCCTAAATTATGTGCAGCTGGTGCGCAGTTAAGAGATCAAGTTGATACGTGGTTTCCAGATCGGAGTACTGCCAGTGATGGGTGGGTGGGCGATAGCCGTCACGCCGCCAGAAAGTCGGATCATAATCCAGACAAACTTGGGTGGGTCAGAGCAGTTGATATTGATGCTCGCCTTTGTACATCCGATGGGGTCAGTGCTGATCTGGCTGACCAAATCCGAATCGCTGCGAAAACCGATAAACGTATATCTTACGTCATCCATAATGGCCGCATCGCCAGCAAGATATTAAATTGGCGTTGGAGAAAATACAACGGCATAAATCCGCACACAAGACATTTGCACTGCAGTTTTACAAAGCTAGGCGATCTCGATGGAAAACCATTCGACATCCCGTTACTAGGAGGCAAGATATGAAGATAAGCAAAAAACAGAAGGCGATACTAAAGTCATACGCACGTGGCGTATTGGTATCATTCTTAACATTCTTAGCAAGTAATGAATTAGGTTTAGACCCAGCGTTGTCTGTAGTAATTGCAGCACTCGCAGGGCCAGCAGCTAGGGCTTTAGATAAATCCGATATTGCCTATGGCATCGGTGCTAATGAAAAATG